CATCTGGACAGGTTACAGGATTTGGCGCTGGATTAGTTGATTTGGCAGAGGAAGAATTAAAAAAAGAAATCGATGAACTAATTCTGTCTATTGATGCGGATGTTGATTTTGGAGGTGCAATTATTATCGATGATCCAATAAAGCCTGATGATGCTCTATCTGAAACCATCAGGGCAAAGGTCAATGCAAAGTTTGATACTACCATCAGAAATCGTGTAAATAGTAGAGAAACTCCAATCATAATCATTATGCAGAGGTTACACGAAAACGACCTTTGCGGCTATTTGATAGCACAGGAACCTGGAGAATGGACTGTACTCTCATTACCTTGTATCTATAATGATGAAGTCGGGGAAGAAAAAGCATTATGGCCATTCAAACATACCATTGAAGAATTAAAGGATTTGAGATTAAAAAACACATATGTTTTTGACACTCAGTACCAGCAAAACCCTAAACCACTTGAAGGTTTGATGTATGAAAACGGATTCAAGACTTACAAAGTCATTCCATACAGCTCAAAACAGACCATCAAGAATTACACCGATACAGCTGACACCGGAAAGGATTATTTGTTCTCAGTGACCTACGTTGAGACTGAACTGTATAACTACATCATTGACATGATCTATACTCAGCGTCCCATGGAGTACACGGAGCCAAAGACAGCCGAGATGTTGACAAAGCACAGCGTTGAAGTCTGCAACATCGAATCAAACAACGGTGGGCGCTCATTTGCCCGGGCAGTTGAAGATCAGTGCCGGAAAAACAACAATTCAAAAACCCGAATCAACTGGTTCTTCCAATCCGAAAACAAACAGGTCCGGATATTCACAAACTCAGCATCAGTTCAAAATATTTGCTTATTCCCTGAGGGATGGGATAAAATGTGGCCTGAAGTTTACAAGGCTTTGACTAACTACATGAAAGTGGGCAGCAATGACCATGATGATGCTCCAGACGGATTAACAGGCACCGTTGAAATGAGAGGAAATGGTAATCAAACCACAGATATTTACGCAATTTATAATTCATTCAGATGAAAACACTAATTGAAATCTTCACACCGGATCGAGATATTAAGGACATCATAACCGACCTGAAGTACTACAAGGATAATGTTATGACTATTCCATTATGGGCCGAACTTCAAAAAGAGTATGAGCCTAAGCTTCATAGGATCATGACTGACAAAGCTAGTTATCCTGACAAACCAATCAAGGATTCAAATGGCAATACTTTGAGGTATGAACCAATCACCAGGATAGCTATTGGTCTTCAAAAGTTAGGAGCAAAAAGAATGGAAGAGTTTATGTTTACAATCCCGGTTAAATTGGTTGCTGAAGATACCGTTGAACCATCTGCAAAAGCACAGTTAAAAGCAGTTACCAAAGTTCTGAAAAAGAACAAATGGAACTCAGCAAATAAGGACAGAGGTAGGATAATTAGCTCTGAATGTGAATGTGCTACTATCTGGTATGTTGTGAAATCAAAAAATAAAATTTACGGTTTCCCATCTGAATACAAACTTAAACACGTGATTCTTTCACCTTCAAACGGTGATATGCTTTATCCTTCGTTTGATGATACTGGTGACATGATTGCCTTTAGTCGCGAACTGACAAAGAAAGAGGGAAACAAGACCATCACCATATTTGAAACATGGACCGCAACTGAGCATATAGTATACCAGAATGATAGCAACGGATGGGTTGAAGTATTCCCAACAGAGAAAGATGGTGTAGGGATTCGGGAACAAGTCTCAATAGGTAAAATCCCGGTTATTTACACTCCAAGGCTTTCAGGTCCCATTTGGGCTGATGCTGACTCTGGTAAAGTTCATGAAATGGAATTGCTTCTATCTCGTAACGGTGATACGATTCATTATCATTCAGCTCCCACCCTGCTTGTAAAAGGCAAATTGGTAGGTGCCCCAACAAAAGGAGAATCAAACAAGACGTTTTTCTCAGAAGATGGACTGGCTGATGCCAAGTATGTAAGCTGGACTCAGGCACCTGAAGCCGTTAAGTTTCAATTTGAAACACTTCAAAAGTTATTCTGGAATGAAATACAACTTCCAGACGTTTCGCTTGAAAACCTTAAGGGGTTAGGAATGGCACTTTCTGGGGTTGCCCTTGATACGTTATTCTCTGACCCTACAATGAAGGTAGGTTCAGAATCTGCTATCTATGAAGATATGTTTGAACGTGAATTTAGTATCATTAAAGCCTTCCTTGGGCAAATGAATACGAAGTGGAAGGACAGCATAGAAGACCTTGAAATTGAGCCTGTGATTACTGCTTTTAAAATCAATGATGAAAAGGCCACAGTTGAAATGCTGGTTGCTGCAAATGGCAATAAACCGATTATTGCACAAAAGACAGCTATCAAGCTTTCCGGTTTGGTTGAGAATTCAGATGATGAATATGAGCAGATCAAATCAGAAGGACTCAAGGATTTAGCTAAAAGTTTAGCTTAACCTTATTTTGCTTACAAAAGTGCGAGCGCCTTCGGGGTAAAAAAATCAAAAGGACATAAAATGAACGAAACGGACAGAGTACTAGAATTATTCAAATCAAAATACGGATGGGATTATTTTGATACGTTGACAAGTCAAGGTAAAAAACTTGTTTGTGATACGATAAACGCTTTAGATGAAATTCGAGAAAACCCATTGCCAGTAAAAACTAAATGGTTTCAATTCTGGAAGTAAATGACCGACCATTCCCGTAAATATCGAAGCAAGCATCTCCAGAATCAGATTGATATTGCTGAGCGCTTAAAATATGCGATGTCCAGAATTGGCGATAAAGTGGCGCGTCTGGTTAATGATCCGCAAGCTAAATTTGTCAAGTCGTTTGACTTTCGGAATAATCCGCATCTGAATAAAGTTATTACAGCGATAACTACCGAACTTCAGGGAGAAATGCTTTCGATTACTGAGGCTGCAATCGCTACCAGTTGGGCCATCAGCAACCAAAAGAATGACATCACTGTCAATACTTACCTTGAAGGTTTAACCAGGCTCAAGAAGAAACCTGCAGACTATCTGACTACAAACTCAGAAGCTCTCCGGGCTTTCATTAATCGCAAGGTAGATTCAAAGTCTCTTTCTGACCGTGTTTGGCAATCGGCCGAATCGTTCCGTGACGAAATGGAGGTTCACCTGGGTTATGGAATCGCAAATGGTGACAGCGCTCAGACCATCAGCCGAAGAATCCGTGAGTACTTAAACAATCCTGAAGAACTATTCAGAAGGGTAAGAAACGAAGCCGGTAAACTCGGACTGAGCCAGAATGCTCAACAGTTCCATCCCGGACAAGGAACATACCGAAGTTCGTACAAGAATGCTCTCAGGGTAAGCCGGTCAGAAACAAATCAGGCATACTTGCTGAATGATCATTTGCGCTGGAAGAAAATGGACTTTGTGATTGGAGTGAACATCGAACTCTCAGAGCAACATCCAACACCTGACATTTGCGACTCCATGCAGGGCGATTACCCGAAGGATTACAATTTCACAGGGTGGCATAGCCAGTGCCTTTGCCATGCAACGCCTATCCTGATGCCTCGCGAAAAGTTTAGCAGTATATGAAACCGTATGAGGTCTGGCAACTTCTCCCGCTCTGATCTTTTGCTTTAGCCTGTACGTTTCGTTATTGAAAGCATTGATTCTGGCATAAACCGTACGCTGATTATATCCAGCCTGATTTTCGTAATTATCTTTTATGAATTTTATTGAATCCTGAGCTTTAACGAGCTGTTCTTCGTAGGTTAAAACCTTATAGTTTTTTACCGAATTTTCAATGGTTTTTAATTTTGCAATGTTCAGTGATATTGAATTATTTGAAGGCGAATAAAGAGCCGCTGCGTTTGAACTGTTTTTACGATATGTTTCGAGTTTTGATAAGGAAAAGTTACCTGATTTTGATTCTATTTCTATGGCTTCCAAAACTGCATTTGCATAATTATTGTCCAATCCCTTCAACGATACCTGTTTCACGCCAGAAGCAAGGATCCTTTGTTCAGCTTCCAATATGCTCTTTGCTGGCACAAATGTAGCGGGCTCAATCTTTGGCACTGGAACATTTACCGGCTTAACGGGGCCTGAAACTTTTGGCACCTTGAACGATAATCCTTTGCTGATATCTCCATCTTTAAAGTTATCCCTGATAAAGTATGGTTTTGACTTCCATCCTTCAACCCTCTTTTTATTGGCTGCAATCCAGTCTTTATGTCCTTGCGGAACATCAACCACCTCATTCACTTCAACCGGCTCACCAGCCATGTACTTTTTGAACTTTTCCCGAGGCATCAGGATCGGCGTTGCATGACATAAACACTGAGAATGCCATCCGGTGAAATTGTAATCTTTCGGATAATCGCCCTGCATCGAATCGCAAATATCAGGAGTCGGATGCTGCTCTGAAAGTTCGATATTCACACCAATAACAAAGTCCATTTTCTTCCAGCGCAAATGATCATTCAGCAAGTAGGCCTGATTTGTTTCCGACCGGCTTACCCTGAGAGCATTCTTGTACGAACTTCGGTATGTTCCCTGTCCGGGATGGAACTGTTTTGCATTCTGGCTCAATCCGAGCTTACCTGCTTCGTTTCGAACTCTTCTGAACAGTTCTTCAGGATTGTTTAAGTACTCACGAATCCTTCGGCTAATAGTCTGAGCACTGTCACCGTTTGCAATTCCATAGCCCAGGTGAACCTCCATTTCATCACGGAACGATTCAGCCGATTGCCAAACACGGTCAGAAAGAGACTTTGAATCAACCTTTCGATCAATGAAAGCCCGGAGAGCTTCTGAGTTTGTGGTGAGATAGTCTGCCGGTTTCTTTTTGAGTCCGGTTAACCCTTCAAAATAAGTATTGACCGTGATGTCATTCTTTTGGTTGCTGATGTCCCAAGATGTAGCGATTGCAGCCTCAGTGATCGAAAGTACTTCCCCATGAAGCTCGGTAGTTATCGCTGTAAGAACTTTATTCAGATGCGGATTATTCCGGAAGTCAAACGACTTGACAAACTTGGCTTGCGGATCATTAGCTAGACGCGCCACTTTATCGCCTATTCTGGACATCGCTCCTTGTAGCCTTTTTGCTACATCAATCTGATTCTGGAGGTGCTTACTTCGATATTTACGGGAATAGTCGGTCATCGTTTCTTATTTCTACTG